GTATGGGCATACCTGTCCAGGAGTATACACCCCACCGTGGGACAGGTGATAAGATGGCTCGCCTCAACTCTGTGGCAGACATTATTGCCTCTGGTATGGCGTGGGTGCCCTCAACAAAGTGGGCTGAAGAGTTAGTCGAGGAAATCGCGGGATTCCCGTTCATGTCTAATGACGACCTTGTTGACTCTACCGTGATGGCACTGCTACGGTTTCGTCAGGGTGGATTTATACGGTTGCCAACAGATGATTGGGATGACGAACCAAGTTATCAGCATAGACGCGAGTATTATTAGTAGTATAGTGTGCGGCGAGGGTGCTATCCCCGCCCTCAGTGGACGCCGTGCCTCTTCCACCCTACACTGCTACGGCGTCCACACCCACTGGACGGAGAGCGGTGGTATCTGCTATAGTCGCTATAACTTTTGCATGAGGACATAACATGGCTGTCGAGAAAACAATGACTCCCTTCGAAATTGAAGGTATGGAAGATGACGCCGAAGAACTTCAAATTGAGATCGTAAATCCTGACGCTGTTGCTATGGAGACAGAAGACGGTGGGGTGATTATTGATTTTGAAGGCGAAATCACCGACGAGCTGTTAGGTGAACAACACGACGACAACCTTGCAGAACTTATAGAAGACGACGACCTAGCCGCTATGGCCTCTGACTTGTTAGCCGATTTCCAAGCAGACCGTGAGTCTCGCTCAGACTGGGCACGTGCATACGTCAAAGGGTTAGACCTGCTAGGTATGAAAGTAGAAGACCGACAACAGCCTTGGGCTGGAGCATCGGGCGTGTTCCACCCACTCCTCACAGAGGCTGTTGTCCGCTTCCAGGCTCAGGCTATGGGTGAGATATTCCCCGCGTCTGGGCCTGTTCGTACTAAGATTGTGGGCAAACAAAGCCCCGAAAAGACAGACCAAGCCGCTCGTGTGCAAAACGAGATGAACTACCTACTCACGGAAGAAATGACAGAATACCGCGATGAAACGGAGCAGCTTCTGTTTAAGCTACCTATCGCGGGTTCTGCGTTCAAAAAAGTTTATTATGACCCACTACTAGAGCGTCCCTGTGCGATGTTCGTCCCATCTGAGGACTTTGTGGTGTCATACGGCGCATCTGATTTGCAGACTTGCCCACGCTACACGCATGTCATGAAGAAAACGGCGAACGAAGTGTTACAGCTTCAAGTAAACGGGTTCTATCGTGACGTTGATCTTCCTGACCCAGAGCCAGATTACTCTGACATTCAGGAAAAATATGACGAGCTAGACGGTGAAGAGGCAGTCATTGAGGACGATGATCGGCATACAATCCTAGAGATGCATGTTGATATGAATATGCCAGAAGGGTTTGATGATCCTGATGGTATTGCACGTCCATATGTTGTGACTATCGATAAATCGTCATCTACAATTCTAGCCATACGGAGAAATTGGTATGAAGACGACGAAAAGAAAAAGAAAAGAAACCACTTCGTTCATTACCGATATCTCCCAGGTCTTGGGTTCTATGGAACGGGACTTATCCACCTCATGGGTGGCCTTGCGAAGTCGGCTACCTCGATTCTCCGCCAGCTCATTGACGCTGGTACGCTATCGAATCTACCTGCTGGTCTTAAAGCTCGCGGTCTCCGTATTAAAGGTGATGACAGTCCGCTTATGCCTGGCGAGTTCAGGGACGTGGACGTTCCAGGTGGCGCGATCCGCGATTCGATTACGTTCATCCCTTACAAAGAGCCATCGTCGGTACTCTACTCTCTACTCGGAAACATTGTTGAAGAAGGTCGCCGAATCGGTTCAGTAGCTGACATGCAGGTAGGGGACATGAACCCCAACGCACCTGTAGGAACTACATTGGCGCTCATGGAGCGTTCTATGAAGGTTATGTCAGGCGTACAGGCACGTCTACACGCATCACTAAAGCATGAATTACGTATTCTTGCTAAGATTATCCACGACTATATGCCAGCAGCATACTCCTATGAGATGGATGGCGACTTCAATCGTATAGAAGATTTCGACAATCGGATAGATGTTATACCTGTAAGTGACCCTAACGCGGCTACAATGTCTCAAAGGGTCATGCAGTACCAAGCGGCTATTCAAATGGCACAGCAGTCACCACAGCTGTATAACATGGGCCAGCTACATCGTCAGATGTTAGAAGTTCTTGGTGTACAAGACGCAGACGAGATCGTTAAGTTACCAGAAGACGCGAAACCCGCAGACCCTGTGACAGAAAACATGATGATCTTGAAGCAAGAGCCAGTGCAGGCATTTAAGTATCAGGATCATGAGGCACACATTGCAGTGCATATGGCAGCATTGCAAGACCCGAAAATACAACAGATTGTTGGGCAGTCTCCGTTCGCAGCGGCTATTCAGCAGGCTATGGCAGCGCATGTTACTGAGCACGTTGCGTACCAGTACCGCCGTGAAGTAGAGAAATCTCTAGGTGTAGAGATGCCAAACGAGGATCAACCTTTACCAGAAGACGTAGAAGTAGAGTTGTCACGCCTAGCGAAAGATGCTGCCGAGAAAGTTCTACAAAAGAGCCAAGCAGAGGCTCGCCAAGAGCAGATTATGCAGCAGCAGCAAGACCCACTTACTCAAATTCAGCAGCGCGAGTTGGCTATCAAAGAAGCCGAAGCGCAGCATAAGATGAAAATGGACGAGTTAAAGCTACAGCTTGAAGCGGCAAAACTACAAAGCGATAATAAGATCGCAGGGGCTAAGATCGGTGCGCAGATCGCGTCCGAATTAGATGATCGTCAACGTAAAGATAAGATCGCTGGCACAAAAATTGGGTTAGAGATAGCAAAGGAGCTAGATAAGGGTGGAACATAGCGTTTTTGAATTACTCCAGATGCAATTATCGGAGTATAAAAGCGAGATAAGTGGTTATTTGGCGTCGGGATACGCCAAGAACATGGAAGAATATAGCCGAATGGTTGGAAAAGTTGAATTAATCAACAGGTTATCTGATGATGTAGAACAACTTGAAAAAAGGTATATTGCGTCATAACGTGTTTATGTGTAGTTTACTAATATTCGCGGGTGGTCCGCGCAAGGTAACGGTGAACCTCAAATCACTGCAAAAAAGGGTGAAATATGTACGCGACAGTGAATGTCGAAGACACAAAGGTAAGCGAGAGCTTACAGTCAAAACTACCAGAACCTACGGGATATAGGCTTCTGATCGCACTTCCAGAGATTAGTGAAAAGACTGAAGGCGGGGTATTCATGCCCGACGGTCTAAAGAAAGACGAATCAACCGCGTCTATTATTGGTTTTGTTTTAAAGGCGGGACCAGATGCATATTCTGATGCGTCAAGATTTCCAGGTGGAGCTTGGTGTAAAGAAGGTGATTTCGTTATTTTCCGTTCTTATTCTGGGACTCGATTCAAGATTCAAGGCAAAGAGTTCCGTTTAATTAACGATGACACTGTTGAAGCAGTTGTCGATGATCCACGGGGGTATACACGCGCATGAACAATACAGCAGAGAATATAGAAGTTGAAGAAGACGAGGGCTTTGAAGTAGAAATCGAAGATTCTGCAGAAGAAGTCAAAGAAGAGCCAGTTAAAGCCGAAACTAAAGAGGTAGAAGACGACTCTGAATCTTCTGATAAAGAGGTTGATAACTATAGTGAGCGTGTTCAAAAACGTATAGATCAACTCAAGTTTGAATACCATGAAGAGCGCCGTGCTAAAGAAGCCGCAGCGCAACTTCAAGAAGAAGCAATTAAGTATGCGCAACAAGTAAAAGAAGAGAATGATAAACTTCGTAAGTCTTTGCAAAGCAACGAAGAAGTTCTTTTGACTCAAGCACAAACACGTGTTGGTGCGCAGCTAGAACAAGCTAAGATTAAGTACAAAGCCGCTTATGAGTCTGGAGACCCAGACGCACTACTAGAGGCGCAGGAACAGCTTACAAAACTTCAGAACGAACAGTATCGTTTTGAAAATTATAAACCTAAGCCTATGGAAGAAGCCGCACCTGTACCGCAGGCAAAAGCTCCAGAAGCTGCGCCAGAAGTTCCTAAGCCCCCTCAACGTGCTATAGATTGGGCTGAAAACAACAAATGGTTTGGTCAAGACAAACGCATGACAGGCTTTGCCTATGGCGTTCATGAAGAGCTAATCCAGAATGGTGTTGATGGAAACAGCGAAGAGTATTACAATAGTATTGACGCCGCCATGAGGCAGGCGTTCCCAGATAAGTTTGAAGTTGCCGCAGAGGAGCCTGCACCACAGCAACGACAAACAGGTAACGTGGTTGCCCCAACGTCTCGCACGTCGAAAAAACCACGCAAAGTGAAATTGTCTCCATCCGCAGCGGCTCTCGCCAAGCGCCTCGGATTAACAGCTGAACAGTATGCGGCGCAATTAATGAAGGAAAACGGCAATGGCTGATAGAACTCCACGCACTACAGACACTCGTGAGAAAACAGAGCGTAGAAAAGGATGGACTCGTCCGTCTGCACTGCCTACCCCCGAGCCACGCGATGGCTTGCACTTCCGCTGGATTCGTACAGCAACCTTGGGTAACAGTGACAACACGAATGTTTCTTCTCGTTTTCGTGAGGGTTACACTCCAGTCAAAGCGGCTGATCATCCTGAATTGAAAATTGTGTCCGACTTCGACTCTCGATTCAAGGACAACATTGAAGTAGGTGGACTGCTACTATGCAGTATTCCTGCTGAAATCGCAGAAGAACGCACTGAAGCACAGCTAGATCAGGCAAGACATGCTGAACAAGCGGTGGATCGTAATTTCATGAGAGAAAGCGACCCTCGTATGCCAGTATTGAATCCTGAGCGTTCATCTCGAACTTCGTTTGGGAAGTAACCTTTTTAGGGAGCTTCCTTGGTTAAAAATTGATTAGGAGAAAGAGCAATGGCTACTACAGCAGCTCCCTATGGCCTAAAGCCCGTTAAACGCGCGGACGGTCAGCCCTATGCAGGGGCAACTTCTACATACCTGATCGATCCTGCTGGCGAGGCGACCAACATCTTTTATGGTCAAGCTGTCATTATCGGGGCCGATGGGTATATCGCACTAGCGACTGGTACAGGCGCAAACCTTACAACTAACTCAATCTCAGGCACCACAGGTGTTGGAACAATCGGCGTGTTTGTTGGTTGTGAATACGAGAATGATGAAGGTCAAACTGTACATGCTCAGTATTACCCTTCAGGTAAAACAAACGCGAAAGCATACGTTGTTGACGATCCAAACGTACTATTCCAAGCGCAGCTTGATGGTGCAGGAGCGCAAACAGTAATCGGTGCTAACACATTCTTTGCTGCGGCTCAGACTACCGCAACAGGTTCAACTGCTACAGGTAACTCAACTTCAGCATTGGACGCAACTGTTGTAACTACAGCAGCGGCATTCCGTATCGTTGCTCACGTCTCTGACGCGTCAGACGCATACCCAGATGTGTTGGTTAAGATCAATCCTGGTGCACACCAGATGACTAACAACGTAGGCTTATAAGGAGGCTAAACAATGGCTATTTCACGCGCCCAGCTCCTTAAAGAGCTACTACCAGGTCTAAACGCATTGTATGGCTTGGAATATGCAAAGTATGAAGACGAACACGCAGAAATCTATGAGACTGAAAATTCAGAGCGTAGCTTTGAAGAGGAAGTCAAATTAAGCGGTTTCGGAGCAGCCCCTGTGAAAGCAGAAGGTTCAGCGATTTCATACGACAACGCTCAAGAGCACTACACAGCTCGCTACAACCACGAAACAATCGCAATGGGTTTCTCTATCACTGAAGAAGCGATGGAAGATAACTTGTACGATTCGTTGTCAGCGCGTTATACAAAAGCACTAGCTCGCGCTATGGCTTACACTAAGCAAACAAAGGCTGCGAATATCCTGAACACAGGTTTCACAACATTCCAGTCTGGTGACGGCGTTTCGCTATTCTCAGCGTCACACCCAACTGTTGCTGGTGGTACTAACGCAAACACACTAGCGGTTGCGGCAGACTTGAACGAAACTTCACTTGAGCAAGCAGTTATCGATATCGCAGCGTTCACAGACGAACGTGGCCTATTGATCGCGGCTCGCCCACGTAAGCTAATCGTTCCACCTGCGCTAATGTTCGTGGCAACTCGTTTGCTACAAACAGAACTACGCACAGGTACAGCGGATAACGACACAAACGCATTGCGTTCGAATGGTTCTATCCCTGAAGGCTACCGTGTAAACCACTACCTAACAGACACAGATGCGTTCTTCATCACTACAGATGTTCCAAACGGGTTGAAGCACTTCGTGCGTACTCCAATGGCAACATCTATGGACGGTGATTTCGACACAGGTAACGTGCGCTACAAAGCGCGTGAGCGTTATTCATTCGGCGTTTCTGATCCGCTAGGTATCTACGGTTCCCCTGGAGCGTAAAATATGGTATAAGGTGTTTATCTCTCCCAATGAGATACACCTCCCTGTTGGACTGGGGCTGCGAAAGCGGCCCCTTTCTTTTTTATAAAAGTATGTTATTCTGACTTCGGGGTTCACATTAGCCTTGCAGACAGGACACACCCCACCTGACGTTGCACAGACTGCTAGGCGAAACCTTGTGCAAAGGGTATTATACTATGGCTTCAACTACATTCTCAGGTCCAGTGACTTCTACAGACGGTTTTGTCGGTGACATCAAAGTCCCAACATATACAGTTGCGAGTGCTCCTTCAGCTTCTGATGCTGGCGCTGGCACAATCATCTATGTATCTAACGGTGCAGCAGGTTCTGCAATCTTAGCGTTTTCTGACGGTACAAACTGGAAGCGTTCTGACACAGGCGCAACTATCGCAGCGGCATAAGGTGACGCATGAGTAGGTTTAAACCACCCAGTGTTGAGGAGTTAGCAGCCCGAGGTTTGGACGCAGATGGGAATCCACTGAAGAAAACTAAGGTTCGCGCTCGCAATGAAGACGGTACGCTAAAAGCGGATGATCCTTCTACACCTGATGTAAATGAGGCGTGGGAAGAAAAACCTGCGCCCAAGAAGCGTGGTCGTCCTAAGAAGAAAAAGGATTGATAGATGTCTTCTGACGTAAAAGCAAAACGCTTAACGGGTACGGGGTCAGCGGGTGTTGGCCCAGCCCGTATTCGCCAGATTCAAGTTCTCACTGCAAGTGGAACGCCTCGTCTAACTATTACCGATGGTAATGGTGGGGATACTGTACTTGATCTTGATCTTCTCGCATCAGATGTACACTCAGTGAACATCCCAGCAGACGGTATGCGCGTAAGTGATATCTATGTTTCTGTTGCCACTGCTGTAACTGCACTAACTGTATTTTATAACTAAGAGGTTCTCATGGCTCGTGAAGTAAGTTCTATTACAAGAGTTGGCACTAGCGAGCCGTTTGAGCTTCAAATTGCTCGTGGACAGGTTGCTTATCACAAGTCAGTTTACAAGTTTGGTAACAATGCGGCAGTTGCAAATGTAACAGAAACTATATGGCAACAAGGCGGTTTATACTCATACTTGTCTGCGGCCTCTGTTTTAAAGGTTTCAAGTAGTTCTGCCAATGATGCATCGGCAGGTACAGGTGCCAGAACTGTTGAATTGTTTGGCTTGGATAGTGACTACAATGAAATCAATGAGGTGGTTACCTTAAACGGACAAACTGCGGTAAATACCACACAGTCTTATCTTCGTATAAATCGGATGATTGTGCGATCCGCAGGCTCTGGCGGTTCTAACGCTGGTATAATATATGCGGGAACGGGAACTGTGACTGCGGGTGTTCCTGCAAATATTTACGCCACGATTAACGGTGACGGATCAAATCAGACTTTAATGGCGTTGTGGACGGTACCCGCAGGTTATACGGGTTATCTGATGCAGTACGACGTTTCCAACGGTACGTCATCTAATACACCTGCCGTGTGTAAATTGACATTGGTAGCTAGACCTTATGGAGAGGTGTTTCAAAGTAAAGATGTTAAGTCTCT